GAATATTTCTGAAGCTGTGCGAAGTCCTTATCACCAGAAAGAATCAGAATCTTATCAGCATTTCCACCTAAGAATTTACCATGCTCATGACAGATTGCAGCGATAATATCATCAGCTTCGCAGCGATCGATACGTATGACTTTGTATGGAAGATAATCACGGATCTCGTCACGAATCTTATTGAGAGATTCGAATAGTGTATTCCAGTCAAGACCTGAAGAATCTCGCGACTTCTTTCGATTCGCTTTGTAGTGTGGGAATATACTCCTGCGCCAATAATTCTGAGCATCACAGCATATGACTAGTTCTCCATATTCCTGATAGAATTTTGAACGATAGGATCGTAGAGAGTTAAGAATCATATGGCGAAGCATTTCTTCTTCCACAACGTCATCTTTCGTATATGAAAGATGCATCATCAGATTAGAAATCATCGTCTGATTCAAATCGACAAGTATCATATTAGTTTATCCGACTCGAAGAATTATTGAAAACGCATTTAGACGTCCAGTGCTTTGAATAGGCTTCGTCTTGATTGCATCGAAATATTTTGTGGCACCACGAGAAGTTGCCATAACAATATTCTTAGAAATTTCTAACGGCTTTCTAATCTTCTTCGCTATGGAAGTTTTCTCATTGATATTCTGCAATGTTGAACCTTTGATAGAGATACCATCAACATCATTTGAGAAATAATGATCTACACGACGAGTCTTTGCATTGAAGATCCATGCCTCACAAGCACCGATGAGTTTCGTAGGCTCAATGCTGGTGAGTTTGAACTCTGCATCATTTTTCATATACTTCAATCGTTGAATCAGCTGATCTGCGCTCTTGACTTTCTTCTTGCGCGGTGCTTTGCTTTTCTTCAGATGATCTTCCCACAACTTAGAATCATCAATCATCTTTTGATAGAAGTCGTGCAGCTTCTTAATCTCTCGCGGTTTGAAATTAGAATATCCTTCGTTAAGCTGCTCATCTTTTCCACGAATAACTTCTTTGATCTCTTTGAGTTCTTTCGTATAGATCTCAGCGATTCGTTTTGCATATAGCGGTTTCACTGAGTTGCTCTTCAGAAAAGCATAAGAATCAAATTTATCTTTGAATTTAGATTCAACGAATTCATCAATCTTATTATCAAATTCTGCTACAGTCTTATGAATCGCTTCTGTGGTTCTTTTTTGAATATCAACGGGCGCAATCTTTTGAATATCGCGACGTGTTTCGATTTTTTCCTTACCAGAGATTATTAACTTCTTGAGTTTATCTTCGATATACTGCAATTCTTCTGAATTAAGAACATAGCCAGCAGAATTCATACGGCACAGCCATGCCAACGGACCATAAAATTCTTGGTCGCTGACATGATTAATCATTTCGATTTGTTTAGGCTGCTTCTTAAGATTCTTGATATATGTTTCAACATATGCACGAGCATCTTTTTCTGAACATTGACTGTTGTAGAAATTGAAAGAACGAATTCTTTGTATATTTCTTTCGCTTTCGACAACTTCAGAATCCCAAATCCTTTCTGATCCATATAATTGACCTTCGACACCACTCAGAACAATTTTCTTGATGGTAGATCCACTGCGTATTTGAGATGTTTTCAATTTTTTATCCATAAGTATATTGTCTTATTATTATACGCTCATTTGAGATAATTGTCAAGGCTTATTTTGGCTCAAAATACCCTTCAAAAGTGATTCCCATTGCAATGCTCGCACATCCCAATTATAAAAATTATCAAAATACAGTTTCTGAAATTTGAGTTTGTTCTGATTATTCTCATCCCAGTGATTTCTGATAGCCATCATCAGAACTCTGGCAAACATATTTGCGTGCGCATTATTGTTTTCGATGAATGGATACATTGTTGCGAAATTTGCACACGTTTCTGGCAATGCTCCGAAATTTGGGCAAACCACTGAACATCCGGCAGACATCGCCTCAATAACTGAAATGCAAGATGTTTCCGGCCAGATATTCGGATACGCATAGATGTGAGCTTCTTGCAATGCTTTGCGAATCACATCGTTTGGCTGATATCCGTGATAATTAATGTTCGGATGTTTTGTGCATCGTGCGAACAATTCTTTATATGGTTCGTCACGTGCGGGCCAACCATAGATGTTGAACGAAGAATACACATCTAGATTCAAATTGACATCTGGCATCGCTTCACACAGCTTTTCGAATACGGGAATCAGAAGTTCCAGACCACGATGTGGAGTTGTGTGATAGATTAGATTGATTCGTTCCTTCGTCTTTTCAAATTCCGGAATCGGAACAATAGCATTCTGCATAACAATACCGTCGGCAAAATCGACATTACGACCCAGATTGAAAGTTGCTTGCTGATAGTGTGATACGAAAACAAGTTTAGAAAATTTCTTACGATTTTCTTTCTTAGAGAGATGTTCACTCTCGGGGTCGTCCCAAGTGTCGTGCAGCCAGAGGATATTCTTTTTATCTTTGCTAAGATTTTCTGGACGATATCGTGAGCAGATGAAATTGAATTGATCTAGGAGTTCTGATGATACTCTCTCACGAAGACCAGCCATCATCATCTCAGTTCCACCCGCAGATCCTAGATTAGTATACGTTCCATCTGCTGCCGGTTCGATACTCTCAGCTTCTTCCATAATTCCAGTAATATTTAACTTTGTTCCCATATCTCCACGCCTTTCACAGATTCAATACGAAACGAACGCCATGCACTCTTATCTAGATCCCAAACAGCAAGAACGTCATCATTAGGTTTACGAACCGAAGTCGATTCTTTTTTCTCTTCACTAACTATATATTCATCTTTCAGACTGCATTTCATCGTTCGCGTTTCGCCATCTTTCTTTGTAAAGGTCACTGAAATAATATTACCACGTGCCATATCATAGATCTCATTTTTTGTCATATATCTCACCTGTTTTGTTAAATCACCGCATGTATTTCTAGGACAACGTAAATCGTTTTGAACCTCACCACAAAAATGACAAATAGATTTATCTTTTTTCATCTATGTCCATAGTGAGCTTCTAATCTTAATAAGACGGATCAGCATTTCTTCATCTTCATCCTCATATTGTTTTTCGATTTTATGTAGAGCATCGAGTGTCTCTGTGCACATCTTTTTAAGATCATCACTCTTCTCTGAGAAATTAAGTTTTCCGTCATTAGCAATTCTACTCTTCTCGCAGTAATCACTCCAACCACTGGCTTTGTAAGCATCTGGTCGATTACGATGAGTTTCTGTCCACCAATAATATAGATCCATTATCTCTTTGGCAGAAATTGATTGACTGGTGGGTTTGCCGTATTCTGGATGATCTGGATTGATACCCATATCCTCCTTCATAGTCAGATTACATTGCCATTCTAGATTCGCTAGGCCGGCTGCCCGACTACGCCAAGTGCGCCAACGAAACCAACCAGTAGCATACCAAGGAGAATCGAATTTCTTACGGGCTGCATCATCCCAGACAACATGAAACCATGCTAGTTCAATCTCAACATAGTCAACAAGCCCATTGAATATGCAAGGCAGAAGGCGATGCCCCACGTCTTGCCACTCACCAGGTTTAATATCTCGGGCATGAGCGATAAGACAATTAGTGCGAGTAACCCAACGGTTGTTAATGTAATATTTGATATCATAAAGTTTATCCGCCGGAAAGAATATAGTTTTCTGCAACGTATCAAGACCATCGTCAGCCAACCAGAAACGAAATGGATGTGCTGCTTTGGCACTTTTGTTCCACTCATCCCATCCTTCGCTACTGGCTGCTTGTGGCTTCGGTGTTCCACGGAGCCAGTCAGCAAATTTGCTGCATGTCCAATAATTCGATCTCATTTTATATTCCCTCCCAAATAATCATATACTGCTTCTAAATGTAGTAGAATTTCTTCGTTATGTGTTAGATCTGCTTGCTGATACCTTTCACGTTTACGTATCTTTTTCAATTGTTTGATATCATACTTCACCATATCTATGATTCCAAACAATTCAGTTTTCATAATTCGTTCTACAATTATATCATCGACTTCAATTTGCATAATTTCTCTCCAACCAGTTAGTTTCTTCAGGAAGAATTTCAATAGAAATTCCAGCATTTTTAGCACTTTCAATCATACGAGAAATAACATCCGAACCATACATATTTGTTCCATAGCTATCTTTGTTACATTCATAGTAAGAGCCAGAAATTCCCTCAAAATAAAACGAAGAATCTTCTGTGGTAACTTTCGCGATTCCACTATTTAATCTCCAAGAATCCGAACCATGATAACCACCATACCAACAAGCAAATATCTTATCAATAGGTGGAATATCTTTTCCAGTAATATGAACAACGATCCATTTGTCTGGATTATATCCATTCATCTCGATATCCTCAATTCTGCTTCTGGATTCTGAAGACATGCTAAATAATACGAAGAAATAAATTCCATCAAATTATCATATGAACCCCATCCATTTTCTGGATTATATGGTTTATATCTTTCTGGAAAGGAAGTTAGTTCTATCATTCCCTCATGCAGAAGCAACTGAATATCTCCGGCCTTCGTATAACCATTCTCTTCTGGTCGCCAAAGAATCTCATATAAGCTCTTACCATTACTCAATAGAACAGAATCCGCCATCTTAGTCAGATTATGAGTAATGTTATTTTCGTAAATCGATACTGGCCGCACCATCATCAAATCAACATGCAGACTCATCTTTATATTCCTCACAGTTCCATCTATCTAAATTAGTAGTCATAGCAATGATAATAGCCATATCATTATTCTGATCGTTTTCTATTTCCACATCTATCCAATAATTAAATTTTCCATATACTCTTATGATTTTCACTACTATACTTGTAAATATTGCAATTTGAATTCAGATGCGCGTCTTTCCTGACCAGTATATCCGCGAGGATTACATACAACGCGAGTATCGCCAATCATATAATCCCAAGGATCGTGCATATGTCCGTGTGTCCATAGAACAATCTTAGGGTGATTCAAAATAAACTCGCTCAGATCACTACAAAATCCGCCGTTCATGATAGTATCACTAATAAATCTTTCATGAATACTGAGCGCAGTCGGTGCATGATGACCAACAACTACGATTTTTCCCTGCGTGTTATCCAACACATTCTTGAGATATCTCTTAGTCTTATCATGACGTTGAACAGTATGAATTGGACGCAATTTTGTATAACCAGCATTATCGTTTACGATTGCCTTGTAATCATACATACATCCGGTCAAACCATGAAGAGTCAATGGATCGCCTTTATTGCAATCAGTCCATAGTGTTCCGCCAGCAAAGGTTATATCTTCAATGACCTTTGTATCGCACTCAAGAAAATAAATATTTTCATATCTGACACACTCGGCTCGCAATACCTCTATGGTCTCATTCCACTTTCCGTGATAGAATTCGTGATTGCCCGCAACATATATCACATGGGGAAATTCTAAACTTACCCTGCTCAAAAAGTCTCTGAATCGTTTCGCAGAATCAGTCCTGTGAGTAGTTTGATATCCTGCAATATTCATTTCTTCTGCAGTCATTCTCAAAAATTTAGCAGTCCTACGGAGATCTTCGGCAATGAGGATATCTCCGCTCAGAATCAATACTTCTGCGTTCTCAGTGTTCTTAAGAACAATATCTCCGAACTCGAGATGCAAATCTGAGCAAAGCGCGATCTTCATAGTGTTATTATACGCTAGATTTGAGTTAAAGTAAAGGCATATATTTCGAAGTTACTTTTAAAACAAAACCCATCGCAATAATTTCTTCTTCACTGAGTTTCTTTTCTCGGTGAGTCATCTCTTTCGGTGCCCGAGAATATTCAATCCATGTATTGACACCTGTTCTGTAGCAGTTGTCACATGATGAATAGAAATTATTTATACTGTCTGGCTCCACATTGTCGAGCAAAAGAGTGCCGTCCTTGGTCTGAAATCCATTAATCTCCGTTGCACAAACCGGACATGTCGTGGAAAAATTTACCTCATTAAACATTCCCATATTATTCTTTCTTATCTCCGAACAGTTGCAATAGGTTAATGAAGATATTAATAAAGTCCATGTATAATGTCAACGCACCTTTTACTTCTTCATTTCCTTCATGGCTTATACTAACAGCTTCACGTATTTGTTGAGTATCATATGCAGTCAATCCTAAGAAGATGATAATTGCCAAGGCACTAATTACCATCTGCATCAAAGTGCTTCCAATAAAGATATTAACAATGCTAGCAATTATAATTGCAATTAATCCAATGAACATAAACTGCCCCATACTCTCAAGACTTCGCTTGGTAAAGTATCCGTATAGACTCATTGAACCAAATAATATTGCGGCACCCATAAAGGCTTCAACAATTGATCCAAGCGAATATACTGCAAAAATAAATCCAAAGCTCAGTCCCATTAGTGCGGCAAAACCATGTAACAGTAGTTGTGCGCCAGACTTGGTGACCTTATCAATAAAATATCCAATTGCAAAGATTGCCGCAAGTGGTGCCAATAGTACAATCCACTTCATTACCCCAGTAAATAGGAATGCCATTAGTGCTGGACTTGAACTAATCAAATAGCTGACCAACATGGAATTTACCACTGCCAGTGCCATGTAATTATACACGCGAATCATTGCGTCATTAATTTCCTCAGCAGTACGATAGGTAACATAACCTGAATCATTTATAATTTCATTGTTGAACATTTGTATTCTCCTTCTGGTAAGACTGCATCCATTCCAGTAGAACTTTTTTGGCATCTTGCCTTGAAAGACCAAACTCATCTTGAAGATATATCCCAGCATCGAACATATTAGTCACTCCACTCCTCCGAAGGGATTCTAAATAATCATTATATATTTGTTTCATTTTCTGGCGAGGAAATAGTTAATAGCAGCAAATCCAAAGTAAACCAAACCAGTTACAATGTCACCATTCTTGAATGCCTCAAGACCTGCAAAAGAGAAAAGACCAATCAAAAACCAAGCGATTTGCAAATCGTATTTCCGCAACCAAACAAAAATATTATCC